ACTGACGAAGGCGATAAGCAGGTAGTGTTCCGCCGCATCCGTGGCCGGATCGTGCCCGTTCGTATCTCACTGAAGCAGCGACTTAAGGAAGGGCTTACCGGGTCAGTGGCGCCTGCGGCCGCCGCGTCGGTGCTCGGCGAGCTTCTGTCGGTGGGCACTGCCGTCGCCAAGAAGCAAAGCAAGTTCACTCTCAAGCACTTCGCCAAGGGCGCGACCCTCGGCCGCATGGGCAAGGTCTTCGCGCTGACGGTTGGCTTCTCGACCGCCTACCAGGCCATTGCCGGCGCCCGTCAAAAGAATACGGTGATCGCTGAGCCGCGCAAGCGCGAGAAGGACAAGACGCGCATCCTGATTGCCAGCAAACCGGGCTTCGCTCCTGGGCATGAGCTTGGGGAGCACAGCTACCTTTTGGTGCGCAATAAGAAGGGCAAGACAACGGTGTACGGTGGCCAGATCAAAGACGCGAGCGAGTACGGCAGCTCTGGCGTTAAACTGGTGCGCAACTACAAGACGGACCAACTGAGCCTAGCGAAGAACGTCCACGACATTACGCCAGATCGGAACAAAGACGCGCAGCGCCAGGTCGCACGCATCACACGCGAGGCCGCAATACTCGACCGTCAATTGATGAAGAAGGATTACAAGTACAGGTCGCGGCCGATCTTGCGTAAACGCTACAACTCTAACTCGGTTGTTGGTACGCTTGCACAGCGTAGCCGCCTAGACTTCCAATATTCGCCTGTGCGCCACAACATGCCGGGATTTGCCCGCACCATACCGAGGAACTAATGGACACACAGCGTACAGTTTTCCGTCGTGTCCGTGGTCGCATCGTGCCGATCCGCGTGAAGGACAACCGCAAGGATCTAGGTAAGGCCGCGCTGGCTACTGCAGGCGGCGCGGCGGGCGCGTATGTCGCGGGCCGCCTTGGTCCGCACTTTGGCTTTGCATCGGCTGTGCCGCGCATCCGTAAGCGCATGAGTTTCAAAATCGGCAAGGTTGCCGGCCTCGGAGCTTTGCTGTCTGTCGGCCTCGCGTCGTCGGCAGTGTCGCGCATCGTCGGCCGTCAGCAACCCAAGTTCCAAGAAGAAGCGGCGGCAGTAACTGCGGCCGGCGTTGCTTTGTTGCTACCTCGCGTTGCTCGCTTTGGTCGTGCGCGTAAGATGGCGGCCGCGATGAAGCTGGCATTAGGCCGCTGATACCGTGGAAAACAACGGCAAGAAAATAAAGTCACCTGCGCCCAACCTTAGCCTGGAATTCCTACGGGAGCTTCAGGCTAATTTCTATACGAGCCCAGGCGGCCAGGAGTATCACGCAGGCGAAGTTGACGCGCTGATTGCCGTGCGCGAAGACGCTATCCTAAACTCCGTCCAGTCGCGCAATGACTGGGATGCAATGGAGCAGGTGTACCGCAACGAGCGGGCCGCCCTCTTTCTTGATCGGGTCGATACGTTCGATATGGTTGAGCAGCACGCAGTCGATGTGCTCGCTCTCGAAGACAAGCACGCCCGCGAGCTGCTTAAGGTCTATCAAAAAACTGCCCTCAAATTGCGGGCGCAACTTCGAGGTCGTTATGGGTCCAAGGAAGCGCGTGCATCTTTCTCAGGTCAACAAATCAGAGTCGTACTTGCGCAGGTTGAAGGCGCAATCATTGCCCTACAGCAAAATCTTGGTGCCGAAGCGGACCGAGCATCTGAGCAGATGGCTATGGAATCGCTCGACCAACTTGTGTCAGAGACTAACGCTTTCAATAGTGAGTTTAGCGGCTCTCTTCAACCAATCAACCTGGAGGCAGTGACGGCCGGCCTCGACCCAGGCAACTACCTGGTCAATCAGTACCGCGTCAGCCTCGACACCTACAGCAACTCACTGCGGTCGCAGATCGGCAGCGGCATCCAGCAGATGCTAGTCGAGCGCGGCACGCCGGAAGCGGTCCTAGACGCTTTACTCGATGAAAGCACCATCGAAAATTTCTTTATGGGCGAAGAGTGGCGCCTGCGGCGGATCGTGCGTACCGAAATGCACGGTATGTTCAGCCAGGCCAAGCTTGCCGGCATCAGGCGCCTATCCCTGGGCGATGCACCTGGCTTGATGAAGACCCTCTACCACCCGAAGGATCATCGGACGGGGGAAGATTCGCTTTATGCGATGAAGCTGCACTTGGTCGAGCCCGTTGATAAGCCCTTCGAGTACACCTATACCCCGAAAAAGGGTAAGCCTATCACCCGCATATTCATGCAACCGCCTGACAGACCTAACGATAGGTCGATATTAATTCCATACCATCCGAGCTGGAAGTAGCTTTAAAGCCTCAATATTGTCACTTATTTGACTTTAAAAAGCGCCTCGCTGTATAAAGTTACAAACGCATTTAGTTATGTGCGGCTTGTCACCAATCCTTGAATGAGGCTATTCTATGACTGTTAAGGACGATAAATCGGGCACTGGCGGCTCGAACGACGGTAAGCCAGGCGCTACCGACACCAACGACGGCAAGAAGCCCGACGGTTCTGAGGGCGATGGTGACGGGGATGGCGACGGTGATGGCGGCGGGGATGGCTCACCGGATGAGTCAAAACTTGACGATAGCACCAAAAAGTACATCAAAAAGCTCCGCAGTGAAAATGCGAAGCGCCGCACCGAGCAAAACAACCTCAAAACGCAACTAGACGGGCTGACCCAGCGCATCAAGAAGCTAGCCGGCGACGAAGATGAACTTCCGCCAGAGCAGCAGATTGAGGGCCTAGAGGCGACAGCTATGGCGCAGGCATTTGACAATGCCGTGCTCGAAATGGCTGTAGAGCACGGGATCGGCAAGAAGTCGCTCAAGTATTTCAAGTTCTTGATCTCCGAAGCAGCCGGCAATCTCGACGAAGGCGAAGAGCTTGACGACGAGTCAATTGCGCAGCTCGCCAAGGAAGTCAAAGCGGCGGCCGGTGGCGCTGCGGGTGGCACAACCACAAGCGTTAATGGTGACGGCGGCAAGGGCGAAGGCGGCGGCGGCGACAAGACGACAGTGGAACAGTTTGCAAAAATGTCCACGGTCGAGCGTTCGGTACTCTTCCGCAAAGACGCGCAGCTATATGAGACACTGAGACAAGAGGCGAAAGCTAAACGCCTCTACATTTAAACAAACTTTTTAGGGAGTAGCGCATGAGCGCCACGCAATCGAGTGACTGGAGTTTTGAGCCGAAGGTGTGGGCTGACCACGTTGCAGCCTATTTTGACCGCAAGCTCGTTTATGGTGCGTCGGCGTTCCGCGACAACACCCTTGAGAGTGCCCCAGGCACGACGGTGAACTTCCCGTACTTCAAGAAAATCGGCGATGCCGAAGAGCCGGCCGAGGATGAAAGCCTCTTGGTTGATAACCTGTCAGATGACAGCTTCAACGCCACGGTGAAAGAAGTTGGCAAAGCCGTCGGCATCAAGAAAAAAGCGTTCAAGAAGTCGGCCGCCAGCCGCGAGCGCATCATTGCCGAAGCCCAAGCGCAGATCGGCCGCGTTCACGCCGAAAAAGTCGACAAAGACTTGCTCGCCGAGTTCTCGGGCGTCGGCAACTTCCGCAACGGCTTCACGGCGACCGCAGCCGCGCACGTCATGAACGTCAGCAACCTGCTGACCGCCAAGATCGTCGGCCTGGGCGACCGTGCTGACGAGGCAGTTGTCTGCCAGATGCACTCGCTCCAGTATCTCGACCTCTTGACCGACACGACGGCCGGCTTCCTCAAAGCCGATGCAAATGACCCTATGGCGATGGTCAAGGGCTTCATGGGCTACCTCCTGGGCATGGCGATCATCGTCGTGGACACCATCCCGAAAAATGCTGATATCGACAGCAAAGACGCCTACCGCGCCTTCATCCACACCGCTGAGCCATACGGCATCATGCAGAAGCAGATGATGGAGATGGAAGACGACTACGACATTCTCGCCCGCGAGTGGGTTGTCACCGGCAACGAGTGGTACGCCGTGAAGTCGTTCCACAGCAAGATCGACGCGGCCAACTACCGCACGATTGAAGTGCTGACGACCGTTTCCCGCGCCGACGGCGTGTAAGACACTGCCCCGCCTTAACGGGCGGGGCTTCTTAGCTTTCATCCTATTCAACTTTTATTGGAGTTCCGACAATGGGCGCACCGAACAACGAAAATAACCCCGATGTGATCAACATCAACCTCGGCACCTTGGCGGCCGCAGCCGTAGTGCCAGGCGCGTACCTGAAGAAACGCTTCATGGTAACGGGCGTTCACCTCATCAACGGCGCAACCGTTGCTGCGAGTGATACCGACTACGCGCAAGTGTCGCTGAAGAAAGGCTCGACGGTAATCGCCGAGCTGGACACCCGCGCCGCGCACGAAAACGGTTTGACCACGCTGGTCGGCAAAGCTCTCAACCTGGTCGCAGCAGAAGTTGACTGCGCCGCTGGTACGAGCCTGTCAGTGGAGTACGCTGAAGGCGGCACCATGACGCTGACGCTCGCACAACTGTGCGTTTCCGGTTACTGGATCTGACCCCGAAGCCGCCCAGGGATTTCCTGGGCGGCTTTTCCCTTCACTTAGGCGACTACCATGAGCGTAATGTCCGGGCGCAGAGCGAGAGATCGCAAAGCCAAAAAGAAACAGACGGCGAAGAAGGCGGCACCAACAAAGGCCGCCGATACTGCATCTAAGCCCGAAGAGAAAAAGAAACCAAAGCCGAAGGGTTGCTAAATGGCTTTGACCGATCAGCAAAAATACGACGCTATCTTTTACCTCGGCTATGCGTCGAAGGTGCTTGATCCAGGCTCGACACACTACGAGAAGATCCTTGCGGATCGGCTCGAAGGTTTGCACGCAGTCGCGGAGTCTCGCGTAATCAGTCTGCTCGCTGAGATCAGCGCGGCGCGTACCAAGTTCACCGCATCGAGCGGTCGCATGTTGGTCAAGCGTGTCGGCGACATTGAGCTGAACACCGACGAGCACCTTTACATCAACAAAGAATACCGCCGATTGCTCGAAGAGCTTTCGAGCTTGCTAGATATCCCACGGCGCGGAGGCGGGGGCCGTATGATCCCCGTATGCCTGTAAATGGGGCTTATTACCGACCTCACAGCGGTTGCAAATGACATTCTCGGCGTTCGAGACACTATCGGCGCCGCGATTCACTTGGTGTACTTCACCACACGCACCTGGTCGGGCACTGAGCCGGGGCTTGGCACAATTACCGATGTTGACGTTGTAATGAGCCCTTCGCCCGCGCTGATAAACCTGGAGCACAAGTACAAAACCGCACCCGTCGGCCGCTACATGCAGGGCGACATTTTGCTGCAACACGTTTCTAAGCAAAGCTATCCGAGCGAAGACACCGTGCGCCTAAAGAGCACGCTCGCCAACGTACAAAAGTTTTACAAGATCGACGGCCAGCTCTATCAAGCGATCAGCGTTGTCGAGAAGTATATTACTTGGGACGTTCATATCAGGCGGGTCAACTCTTGAAGACGGTCAGCCTAAAAGATTTGGGCCGAGAGATTCGTGGATTCACGGATGAATCCTTAGAAGTGCAGCGCATTGCTACTGTGCGCGGCATCGCTCGCTCGCTTCCTGGGCTGGTCGAAAAGTCGCCGGTTGACACTGGTTTCTATGCTAATTCGTGGACGATGACGGCCGACGAGAAGCGGGCCATCATCGGCAACACGTCGCCGCACGCACCTATCATTGAGTATGGTGCGCGGCCGTTCACTCCTCCAATTGGTCCGCTGCTCGCATGGGCGAAGCGCGTGCTTCAAGATCCCAGCCAGCCACCAAACTACTCTTCTCGCGTGTGGGCGCTTGCTAAGGGCACCCAGGCGAAGATCACAAAAAACGGCATGAAGCCGCAGCACGTCCTGACAAACGCTTTCGATATGATCGTAGACAACATCCGGCGAGAGCTGGAGGCCGTAAAGCATGGCTGATTTTATCGGCGGCGTAATCAAGGGTCTAACTGATGGTCTGGCTACGGCTGGGCTTACTGGTTTGACGATCTATAGAGAATGGCCACCGGCAAATAAAGAAATGGCACTGCCGGCATTGTCGCTGCTCACGGTTGCGCCGCGCTTTACTCGCTGCGCTCCTTACGCGCTATCTCAGACGACGCCAGACGTAAACAATAACGCCGTCGTTAAATGGTGCGTGGGTCAGTACGATCTGAGTATTCAGATGGATATCTGGACGGCCTACAAAGCGCAGCGCAATGCGTTCTACGAGACTGTTTTCAATTTCTTCCAGGGCCAAGGGCCGGCCGGTTTCAATATTGCGCTGGCCGACTACCACAATGCGATCTGCGGGTATCAGCAGACTTCGTACAGCCTTGGCGATGATGAAGAGCGATCCAGCCGCGAAGAGTGGCGTGCGCGTTTCACTATCGAAGCGACTTGCCGCGCCATCGTAAGCAAAACAGAGGCCATCATTACGGAAGTTCCGCAGCTCAATTTCACGATTGAGGACGGCGACGAGTTTGACACCCCGGCGAGCCCGGTGCCTATCGACGGCGGCGGCGCGAGCACAGAAGACTTTGACGGCTCGCTAGATGGGGGCAATGCCTTTGGCTACTAAAATTCAAATGCGCCGCGATACGGCTGCTAACTGGACCTCTGTTAATCCGATCCTCTCGTCAGGAGAGATTGGTGTCGAGACAGACACCACGCGCCTTAAGGTTGGCGACGGTGTGACCCATTGGGACGATATGGCCTACCGCAGCGACCCAGGGCCGGCCGGTGCTCCTGGCGCTCCTGGCGCTCCTGGCGCCCCTGGTGCCGATGGTGCTCCTGGCGCTCCTGGTGCCGATGGTGCCGATGGTGCTGATGGTGCTGATGGTGCTGACGGCCAGGCGTACACTGGCGCAACTACGCGGGCCGCCCCGCACATGGCATCGACGGTTACATTGCCGATTGCCGGCGATCCGCGTGAGCTATTCTTTGTCCAGGGCGACGGGAGCCCGATCACCCTTGGCGGCACGCCTCGGATCGCGGCCGGCACAGCCAAGGGCCAGGAGCTTCTATTGATCGGGTGCAGTGACACCAATTTCCTGCGCGTACCGGACACAGGCGCCGGGGTCGAGCTAAACGGCTTCTGCGACCTCAAAAACGGCTCTACGCTGTCCTTGGTTTGGGATGGGGCATCTACTTGGGTTGAGGTAGCACGCAATGGGAAATAAGCTTTTAGCCCTTCTCCTGGGCATCCTGGCAACGACCTCGCTCGCCGGCCCCCGCGTCGGTTACTACGACTCTATGCGCTTGCGCGACGATACCAGTTACGTCGAGCTAAAGGCGCCGGCAGGGGTGAGCACCTGGTCGATGACCATGCCGGTAGACGATGGCGCTGCTGACCAGGCGCTCGTTACGGATGGCAGCGGCGTCACTGCTTGGGCCGGCCCCTTCATGCTCGATTCTGCGGGGCCGTTCATTCCGGTTGCCGACGGTCCTTTTGTAGCTCCCGGCGACGTGATCGAAACAGGCGACAACGACACAGAAAGCTTCTGGGCTTACCCAGCTCTGGGTACGCAGGCGTACACCTATTCGGTGCTGAAAGGCACGCCAAGCTTCACATCTTTGGCCGGTGGCTACTATTTCCTAGGCCACTACGCTAACGGCACCACGGTGCGCGATGACTATAGCGTGCTCGATTCAGGTAGCAACATCACCACCGTGGGCCGGAACGTCGCACTAATCAACCTGCA